AAATATGAGTAAACATACTTTTGGTCACGATGTTTTGAACTGGAACTATAGGAGTGGTGGATTTTTAAAGAAGTTAAACCAAGGTGACTATCAGGCCTTTGCAAAAGACCCAAGAGGAATTAAAAAGGCACTTAAAAAAACAAGAAAGGCTATAGCAAAAGATTATGATAAGCAATTTGGGCCTAAAAGAATAAATAAAACACTTCATCAAGATATTAATAAGCGTGGTAAATATAAGATTAAATTCATTAGGAAACATGGTCGAGTAATACCGATCAGAGTTAAACAGGACAAATAAACATGGCTAAATTTTTTGGAAAATCAAGATCACAAAAAAGAGCAGAAAACAACCTGGGGATCAAGCATAGCACATTACAGCTTGCCAGAAATGATATGTATCGCTCAGATAGGCTGCATAAGATATGCCAATATGTAGAGTCAAAACAATATGACCATCTGGCCAATTGGGACGTATGCGACGAGAGTTCAGATCATATACCACTAAGGAAAAGAAAGCCTAAGATTATATATCCTTTTGCCCAATTGCTATGTGAAAGGGTTGCATCTAAGCTTCTTGGTCGTGATACCTTCCCTAAATTAGATATGCCAGAAGATCCAGATACCATGGAACTTTTAGATCTAATGATTAAATCAAGCTATGTTAAATCACTATTGCTTGCTGCCATGGAAACTATGGTTTCTCATAATTCTGTATTCGTAAGATTCAAGATTGTGGCAGGGAATCTCAAGTATGAGTATTACAATCCTAAATACTGTTATCCAGAATTTGATGAGGCTGGAAATCTAGTCAAGATGGAAATTAAATACGTTTATGAAGATCAGGAAGATCTGGATAATGAAGGAAAGCCAATTAAGAAATGGTATAAGATGGAGCTAGGTCAAATGACTGATGTTCTATATGATAATCCTAAATATGTAGCAGATCAGGCCCCTAATTTTGTGCCAGTTAAAGATGCAAAACATGATCTTGGATTTGTTCAAGGTGAATGGTTTAAGAATGGTTATTCCAAACACTCTCCAGATGGTGATGGCAAGACAATAGTTGAAAAGGTCTACGACTTCATTGATTCACTAAACTATAACTTATCGCAAGCTGATAAAGCCGTATTGTACGGGCAAGATCCTCAACTGGTTGTTACTGGTATGGATGAGGATGAAATCGAATCTCTTATTAAGTCCAGCTCAAAAGGTTGGAACTTAGGGCGACAAGGTGATGCACGATTTGTTGAAATTGCTGGCTCAGGAGTTCAGGTAGGTCAGGAGCATAGGCAAGATCTTCACAAAGATATACAGGATATTGCTAGAGTTATTATGCTAGATCCTGAGAAAATCGTTGGATCAGCTCAAAGTGCTAAGGCAATGGAAGTTTTACATGGCCCATTAGTAGAGTTAATTAACCAAATGCGCCCACATGTAGAAAAAGGTTTAATTGGTCTAATGCAGAAATCACTGGCCACTTTAGTTCTTATGAATCAAAGAGGGCTGCCATTAGCATTTAATATGCCGCCACAGTATGCTCCAGTTTCAATGGATATTACTGCACAATGGCCTGCAATCTTCCCATTAACAACGCAAGATAAGCAGCAATTAATTTCTATGTTTATTCAATTATCAAGTAATAATATACTATCAAGAGAAACTGTTCTTAAGAACTTATTGGCACAAATGCCAGATATTGAAGTTGATGATCTTGAGCTTGAATTACAACGTGTAAATACACAGCAACAATTTAACACTTTTGGGTTTTAAATGAACGAGTCAATACCAGTATTTAAAATGAAGAATGGGAATATAGTTACTAGCTACAAACCCAGATACGTTGAAACTGGAAAGAAAGCCAATTATACTGGTAGATATGCCAAGAAAGCTATTAAGTCTGAACTGGCAAATATGAAGTATGAAATTGAGCAATCTCAGGCAGGGTCAAGATCCATTTTGGGCTATGGTAAAGATCAAAAGGTTATCGTTAACAAGTCTACCTTCCCAGAATATATGAGAGAGGCTGGAATAAGCTCAAAAAAGGACTTTATTAAGGTTCTAAGCCAAAAGAAGGGTATTCGTAAGGAAAGGCTAGAAAAGCTTGCCATACATCGCTTAAATCAAGGCTATAAGAACAAGCATGGCTATGATGAGCCAGATATGGAGTTCAGGAGAAAAACTGGTCAGGTTTATGACAATAAAGATATAATATTCAGAAGAGTAAGAGGTCGAATCATTCCTATTCGAGTTAAGAAGAATAACAGATATGATTTGATGGAGGATGCACCGTTTTGAAAAATGACAAAAATGTAAAATTTATTAGAAAGAATGGCAGGGTCATTCCTGTTAAATCTAAAAAATCAGATGGAAGAAAAGACAAGTCAACGCAAGTTAAAAGCCTTGTTAAGCCAAAGAACAGAAAGAAAGTTGCCATTGGTGGTGCTGTTGCTGGTGGCCTCTTGGGATTTAAAAAAGGTGGTGCTTTTGGTGCTTTGATAGGAGCTAACGCTGGACTTCTGTTTGGTGCTGGATTATCTGGTGTAAAACACGCAAAAAAGAAAAAAGGTGAAACAAAAGAAGAATTAGCCAAAAGAATTGGGAGTTCAGTATGAGCAAATTTAAAAGAATAAAGTCAGTATTAGGAAAGTTAACACTAACAACTGCTGCTGGATATGCAGCATCTAGGGTTGTATCTACTCCAGCAGAAGCCAATAGAAACTCAGTTACTGGAGCTATGGCAGGATTCGCTACTGGAGCATTAGCAATGGGAGTTCCAAAGGCAATTAAAAGCCCAATGGCAAAAGATATTGGTAAGGTTGTATTCAGAAGGATTAGAGGAAGAATTATCCCTATCAGGAAAAAGTAATGGCCAAGGAAAAGAAAGAAAAGAAAGTCGTTTTCAGAAGAATAGGGGGCAGAATTGTCCCTATCGCTGTTGGAGTTGGTGGCGCAGCTATGGCGGCTGATGCAGCTAGAACTACAAGGGTTTATAATAAAGATGGCGTGACCATCGACAAGAAGAAAAACGTAAGGGCCAGATTAACCATAAGAAAAAGAGCTGATGAGCTTATTATAAGAAAGAATGGAAAACGTGCTGGATATGCCAATTTCAGCAGAACAGATGGATCTGATTTTGGATTCAACTTCCTAAAAATTAACAAGAAGTTCAGAAAGCAAGGGCTTGCCAATATTTTAACTAAGCAATCTGCTGTTGAAATGAAAAAGCAAGGTGCCAAAACAATAACAAATCAAGTTATCCATGAAGGATCATTGAAATCAAATCTATCCAAAAGAGATAAGCTATTCTTTAGCATGGATCTTGGGGATGAGGTATTTGAGCAGAAGATAAGTAAAAAAGAAGCTATTTCCCAGATAGTTGCTGCCAAAAAGGGTAAAAAAAGAAACTTTTGGCATAATCCAGCTAAGGATTCTGACGTATTCAGAGAGACTAGCCTAAAGGGATTAAGAACTAAGGGAAAAGGATTCATTAAGCCTTTCAAAACGAGAGGAATGAAGGCTAGAATAGCACTAGGTTCTATTGCTGCTGTTAGTTCCTTTGCATACGCATGGAGAGATAAATGAAAGATCATGACGTTAGATTCATAAGAAAAGGTGGAAGGATTATCCCTATAAAGGTCAAGAAAAAGCGTGGATTCGCTGCCAATAAAAAGATGATTCAGACTAGAAAGAGAAATAAGGCTGCCAAAGATGCAGGGCTTTTTGGCCTTGCTGGATTCGGTCTTATGGGTGCTTCATACGCTGCTGGAAAGAAGGTAAAAACTGCTGCCAGATTGCATGAGCAAGCATTTAAGTATGGAATGGATGAAAAGGGTGGGAAACTGTTAAAAAGGTTTAAATCACCAGCATCACAGATGGATTTTGCATCTAAAAAGCTAAGATCTGCTGGAAGAATTAAAAGCGTAACAAAATTGCTTGGAGCTGGTGCTATCGGTGTTGGTGTTGAAAGGTTGGCAGATAAGTATGGCCTTGACGAAAGACTCTCCACAGAATATCTATCAGAATTAGCTGGTATTGGTGCTGCATTAGGATCTGAAGCTGCTTTTGAGAAAGGTGCAGGGGTTAAGCTTAGAGATCAGCAAATGTTCAAGAAAGCTAAAAAGTTTGGTGTCAAAATGGCAAAAGGCTTGGGGAAAATAAGATTTAGATAATGTTCCAAGAAAGAATCTTCCAAAACCATATTCGCAAAATTGTGGGGCTTGAGAATACTGAAGCCAAGGTGCTGTTAAATCAGTACAGGGCAGCTTTTAATCAGATCAAGCAGCAATTGCTTATTACACCAGACAATACGTTCACAGAGGCTAAATTAGAGACTATATTGAGACAACTGGAGATAGGTATTGAAGCATTAGAAGCCAGAATGAGGAATGATCTGGTTGAAGCCTCTACGTTTATTCAGGAGCAGGGGCTTGAGGACGCTGTGAAGGAAGTTAATTCCCTAGAAAAGAAGTACAATGGCGTAAATCAGCTTGTGCCATTGGAGTCGATTCTAGCCTCAGTAGATCCAAATACCTATCTCTTTAACAATTATACTTCATCTATCCAGAGTTACAATCAAGACTTAAGAGCAGGGATGCAAAACGTATTGACTCAAGGGCTTATACAAAGAAAGTCACTAACTCAGGTTGTGGCAGACATGGAAATGCTTATGAGATCTGATACTTGGAAAGTACAGAGAATAGTTCGAACTGAACTGCACCAGATCTATAACGTATCAAAAATGTCAGGATTCGGAGAGATTAAGAAACAATTCGTTCCAGATCTAAAGAAAAGCTTAGTTCACCCGATGGATGATAGGACGGCAGAGGACTCAAAAGAGCTTGCTGCGAAAAATCCTATAATTGACATTGATAAGCCTTTCGTTCAGCATTATAATGGTAAAAGATTGACTTTTATGGCCCCTCCAAACAGGCCAAATGACAGAGCAATACTAATCCCATATAGGGAAAGTTACGATAAACGATAATAGGAGAAACGTATGAAAAGAAAATTTATGATTATGAATGAATTTAATCCAGAAGCTAGTGGTGGTGCAGGCGCAGGAAATGAGCCAACTGGACAAGCTGACGGTGCAATTAATACTGCAAATGTTGATTCTGGTAATCAACCGAGTGCTGATTCAGGTAATCAGGCTCCAGAAAATAAACCAGCTTTTAGTATTGATAGCTTGCCTGCTGAAGCGCAAGACATTATCAAGAACTTAAGAGCAGAAAATGCCAAGTACAGGACAGAGAAAAACAATGTCACTACTAGGCTAGAAAACATTGAGAATGGATTTAAGCAGATGTTTGGTGGAGAAGGTGAAGGTCAGGAACTGACACCAGAGCAGCAAATTGAGCAACTACAAGGTAGCTACGAGCAAATGTCCTTTCAAAATGCCCTATTGGGATTGGCTTATGAAAATAGTATTCCTATGGATAACTATGAGTATTTTAATTTCCTAATGGACAAAGAGGTAAATGGTTTAGAGGAAGGTCAGGAACTTTCTGAAGAGTCTTTGCTTGAAGTTATTCAAAAGGCTAAAGGTTTTAATCAGTCTATGGATAACGCAAATACTTCTGTTGATGGCCAAGGAAATGAGAATCCTAACCAAAACAGTGGTAGTATTACATTGGAACAATTCACTAAGATGAATATTTCCGAAAAATCAGAGTTATACCGAAAAAGCCCTGCGGTTTATAACCAGTACATGAAACAGGCAAAAGAAAATCGTTTACTTTAAATAGGAGATAGCAAAGATGGCTGCTACATTATCAACTGACTTACTTTTTGAGCCGAAAGTTTGGTCAGATCACGTTAAGGCTTATTTTGATGACAAACTAGTTTATGGGGCTTTCGCAATGAGAAACAGAGATCTTGAAGCGGAAGGAACTGGTCTAACTGTAAATTTCCCTTACTATAAGCAAATTGGTGCTGCTGAAGAGCCTGCCGAAACTGCTTCTTTAACTGTTGATAACCTATCTGATGATAGCTTCAGCGCAACTGTATTTGAAGTTGGTAAAGCTGTTGGTATCAGAAAGAAGGCTTTCAAGAAATCTGCTGATAGTTCTTCTGGTATGCTTGGAGAAGCCCAGAGACAAATCGCAAGAGTTCACGCTGAAAAGGTTGATGACAAGTTAATTGCTGAAATTCATTCAAATGTTGTTCCTGGGACTTATGATAACCTTGAATTAGGTTATGTTTCTACTGCTGCTGATGACGGTATGACTGTTAAAAAGTTCATGCAAGGTCGTATTGCTGCTTTTGGTGATAAGTATGATGAAACTGTTGTTGCTTTCATGCACAGCAAGCAATTACTTTCTCTTTTAACTGACGCTACTACTGGATTTTTAAAGGCTGATGCCAATGATCCTATGAGTGTTGTTAAGGGATTCCAAGGTAGAACTATTAACGGTACGGCTGTTGTTGTTGCCGATAAAGTTCCTCTTTATTACCAGCAAATTGCTACTCAAGACGCTTATATGTGTACATTCCACAAAATGAACGCATACGGGATCATGGAGAAGCAAATGATGGAATTTGACGATGACAAAGATATTCTTGCAAGAGAAATCATCATCACTGGTAATCAGTGGTATGCTGTTAAGTCTTTCCATAAGCAAATTTCACCTCTTGATAGAAAGTCTGGT